GAATGGGGGGTTGCGATTCTGCCGCGGCCTGCTGCTGTGCCTGCTGGGCCTCAATCTGGTACCTGGTGCTGGCGAGCATGGCCTCGCCCTGGGTCTCCGCCTGCGCGATGGCCTGCTTGCGCTGGTTCTTCTGCGCGTCCAACATCTCGCTCTGGATGATCTCCATCTCAGTCGCGTAGTCGAAATCCATCGACTGCAGCATGGTGCGGCGCGATACGTATCCAGACTGGCTCATCTGCATCAGCATCTGGGTGCGTTGCATGTCGTCTGCCATCTTGAAGGGCTTGAAACGCAGGCGGATTGCCGGCAAGTCCAAGAACGTGGCGACACGGTCACGGACGAACTCAACCAGCCGCAACATGTCCTGCCGGTTGCCCAAGAACTCGTTCTCCAGGGCCCGCATGTTCACGCTGGCGCCCGAGTACATGGCCTCGCCGTACACGAAACCGGTCGGCACCCCCATGCCCGCGATGATGACGTCAGAGATCGCACGCAACTCCTGGAACAGGAGCATGGCCCTACCCTGACCACCAATCGTCTGCGTTCCGATCGGAACCGGCATGACGGGGATGTGGTTGTTGTCCTGACGCCACCTCTTGATCTGGCCCTCGACCTCTTTCTGCCAGTCCTTCAGATTGATGTGGGCGTACGGATTGTTACCGTCGGCCGTAATCTGCGGGAACATCGTGCGCATCGGCACGATGTGCTCCATCGCCACCGCTTCCTGCGCCTTCCTCAACACCTGCAGGAAGAACACGTCCTTCAGGACCGGCAGCAGCATGGGGGCGCCCCAGCCATTGTCGTACGGATCCCGCGAGACCGACGGACGTCTGGCATGGAAGATCTTGTTGGAGTCCAGACTGATCGCCTTTCCGGCAGCTAGCGCGTCGATGAAGGCCTGCGGGGTCTGTTGCAGGACGTCCCGTTTGCCCAGCATGATCTCGTTCTTGATCTGGCGGGGCATCGAGTAGTAGTACTTGGTTTCGCCCGTCAACTCATTGTGCTTGAGTGAGATGCTCTTGGGGTTCCAGCGGATCAGCTGAATCTTCATCCGATTCTTGACCGGCTCGTCCTTGGCGAGGGCGTCACCGGACTGCCCACAGTCCTTGCAGTCGATCACGAACTTGAAACCGCGAAACTGATACTTCAGCTTGCTGGCCTCCTTGGAGACGCCACAATGCCGGCACTGCAGCATCTTGATGAACGGAAACGAGACCGACACGAACGAGTTACCGTAGGTAAAGCGATCCAAATTCGTCTCTACCAGAAAGGTCCTGAGACGAAACTGCTTCTCGAACAACGCCCTGTATTCGTCAACCACACCCTCATTTTCGTCGTCATACACCAGGTCCGTGATCGCGTACGTCGACATCTTGTTGGTGACGTTGCTGATCAGCGGGTTGGTCAACTGGTAGAACTGACACCAATCGAACGTGTCCTTAACGGACCGTGGGATGTAGTTCTGCGCGATATCGAAAAACGGGCTCGGGTAGAACGTTTCTGGACGTCCGATAGATCGGGCGCGTGGGCGCCGATCCCCTAGATTGACTCCATCCGCCATGAGGGTCTCCCGTTAGGGCATCAGTTGCCGCATCTGGTGGAGGAGCTGCTGGGACATGAAGTCGCAGTAGTCCTTGATGGTCGTGGACTTCATGATCTGGGTGTCATCCTCGTTGGTTCCGTCGAAGGTCGGAACCTTACCGCGAGAAACTGCGGATTCCACCCGGTTCTGAAGCGCCTCCCCCACCATGGGGGTCAGATATTTATTACACGGTGATAACGGACCCGGACCCCACACCACACCCGTGTCCATCAAAACGGCCGCACAGTACCGGTAGATCTGATCACTGATGAGCTGGGTTTCTCGGATCTGCTGCATCATATCGAGCGCGGCGGCGGCATGGGCGGCAGTCGGCCGCTGTAAGGCGTCAAACCGCGGGATCACGCCGTTCAGCGCAGCCGCCATGTCTTCGAACACTTCCCATGCTCGGTAGGGCGTGTCCTGTACGTAGCAGAGTCGCACCGCCTGGATCTTGTTTTTGTTGATCTCCGACACGGTAGTGCCCCAGGTCTTCTCGACCTCGGTCCACACGGTCTCCGGCTCCCACGCCAGGTACTCGGGCCCAAACTCCTTGAGGAGAATGAGCCCGAGCACGAGCGAGTGGGTGGCCGGGTTCGTAAAGGCAGCCCGCTTGGTGAGCGGGTTGGCCGATACCGCCTCTTCCGACAACTTGATCATCCGATCATCCGGGCGATGGCCTGTTGGTGTGTCACGGGCAGGCTGGCCAGCACTGACACCGGACTGCGTGAGAACTCGTCAGCGAAGTCGTCACCAAACGCATCCTTGATGCGGTCGGCGCTCTTGCTGGCGAACGCCTCGATAGTGTCGGACGAGTAGTGGCGTCCGTCAATCTCAAGCGGTCCCGCGGACGCGGTCTTCACGGCTTGCCCGAAACCGGTGCCGAACACCGAAGCGTATGGATCGGGCAGAACCCTGCCGTACAGGTGCGTGAGGTTGTGCTCGATGTCGAAGACCTCGATCTCGCTGGCCAAGAGGTCCGGATCCATGCTGGCCGACTTCTCCAGCAGCTCCTTCAACTTGGCCGTCGCCTCCTTCTCCAGCACCACCAGCTTGCGGAGATCCAACGACGCCTCGAGATCCGTGCCGATCTCATTGCGGCCGTAGTCCTGCATGTAGCTGGGCAGTTGGGCCGACGCTTCCTTGACCTGCAGCATCATGCGGCGCTTGCCACGCGGACTGCAGCCGTCGAACGCCCCCTTCACCTCTTCGATGGTGTTGTCGGGCAGACCGAACAGCGCCTCCAACGTCATGTTGTCGGCCTCTCCGGTACGGCCCAACTCGATGGCGGCGGTCTTGGTCAGGCGCTCCGGGACCTCAAAACCGAAAGACTCCAACGCAGTCTTAAGGTTAGCGGCCGCTACCTTCTGGTGCTCCGCCGGCAGCGCGTCCCCGTACTCGGCAAAGTAGAGCGCCGAAGCCAAGGCGTTGCCCGCGTCCGCGACGGGAAGCCTATACTCCTTGCCGTACTCGCCCTGATACACCAGCGCGTAGTCGTCATCATGGCGCACCCGCGGATTAGAAAGATCGGCGGCCGTCTTGATGATTGCCGGAATGTCCTTACCATCGAAGGTCCGGCGCAACAGCAGTCCGTTATCGTCGTATTGGTCCAGGACACTCGGTAGCTTGCTCATCTGTAACCCCTCACAGTTGCTGTGGTATTTCTGGTATAAGCTGGCAGGATCCTCACTATCCACGTTATGGGAAAGGAGAAGACAACATGGAGAATGTTAGGCCTGTCGCGCCCCAGTTGGAAGGGCCGACCGGTTTCATTGTGGTGTAGGCCGTGACGAGGGTCTCCTCGCTGGGCCAACTCCTCCGGGAGCTGCGGGAAAGCCGCGGCCTCTCGGCTAGGAGAATTGAACAGCTTGGCGGCCCATCCCGCAAGATGATGGGGGAGTACGAGTCTGGTTCCCGCACACCGACCGAGGCAGCGGTTCGAAAGTTGTTGCGGGTGCTGGAGGTACCGGACGAGGATCCCCAGGCTGTCAGGATATTGGAGACGTTCAGCTCAAAGGGCCTACCTGCCGACCAGTACGACAAGTTGCTTAACGCGATGGTGTCGTTGGTGCTGAGATTGGACGGCAGGCCCAGGACGGAGGTGCTGGAGCTGAGTGCCAGAAACGACGTGTTGGCGGTGATGCGCCAGACCATAGGAGGACCCGATGGCGACGGTAACGCCAAAAAGTAACGTTCCCTTAATCTACGTACCAGAGCAGGACGGAGGTGAGGGGGCCGCCGGGCAGACCGTCCTGTCAGCGGACATGTGGATACCGCTCGAGCTGGTGGCGAACCCGCAGGCTGTGCTGCGCACGGCGGTCGTCCAGACCGTCAACAACCGGACTGGTGCGGTCATGCAGATACAGTTGGCTCGGCAGGAGCGGTATCACTTGGTAATGAGCCGCCACCTTCACGCGGACTGGAGGGAGAAGGTTCAGAGCTGGCAGGAGGTGGACCTGAGTCCTACGTGGGACGACGTTGACTTCGGGGATCAGATCAACCTCCGTAACGCCGAGCAACAGGCGGCGTGGTCCAAGCTCCAGCCCGCGCGGTACGGGATCCTCAACTTGGCTTGCGGTAAGGGGAAGACCGTGCTGGCCCTCAAGAAGATCGCGGATCGGCGGTTCCCCGCCATCGTGATCGTCAACAATGAGGGCCTGATCGACCAATGGGCGGAACGGGCCACCCAGTTCCTGAATCTGACGGAGCAGGAGATTGGGGTCGTTCAGGGAACCAAGGCGCAGTGGGATCGCCCGCTCGTCCTGGCCATGATCCACACCCTGGCCAACCGAGCCGAACAGATACCGATGGAGATCCGCAAACGGTTCGGGACCGTGGTGTTCGATGAGGTCCACCACCTGTCCGCCACCACGTTCCTAAAGACCGCCCCCCTGTTCTTCGGGGGCAGGTACGGACTGACCGCGACAGCAGAGCGGGAGGACGGGCTTGAGGGCGCCTACTACGCACACGTGGGTGAGATCTTTCACTCGGACCTGCAGGGAGACCTGTCCGCCACCACCTACTTCAAGACCACGCCCTTTAAGTTGCCGCCCGACGCCTGGCAGATCATGGACCGGACCGGGCAGTTCTCGGTCGGCAAGCTCTACGCCTACTTGGCAGCCCTGCCCGCACGAAATAACATAATCATCTCGATGGCTTTGGAGGCAGCCGAGAGCGGACGCAAGGTTCTGGTCCTGACCCACAGTGCCGAGCACCCAGAAGCACTGAAGAATTTGTTCGGCCCTGTCGGTGGTGCAAAAAACTTGACCTCTGGGGCCATCTCGGGTAAGACTCCGGGTGCGGAACGAGCCCAGATAATCCGGCAATCCAACGTATCTTTTGCGACATTTCAGGTAGCCCGGGAAGGTCTCGACGTTGCGGCGCTCGATACCGTCATATTCGCCACGCCCTTCAAAGCGTGGGGGGCTTTCCAACAAGGAAAGGGAAGGATCGAGAGGCGGTATCCCGGTAAGAAGGAGCCGCTAGTGGTGGTGCTGGAGGACAAGGGTATCGGTCCGTGCTGGGGTATGTGCAGGAGCCTCAAGAGCGCGATAGCGCAGCACGGTATGCGGTATGTTGATCTCAGGTGACGTCTGGAGCATCCACGCCAAGTACGCGGCGTGTAAAGAGTGCTCTCTCTACAGGAACCGGCGCGGCTCGATCAGGGGTTCGGGTAATCCGAACGCCTCGGTCGTATTCGTGCTGGATCGGCTAGACCCTGGCGAGGTTGGTGGTGGGACGTTTCCTGGCACCGGCCACAGCCGAGTTCTTGACCTGCTGATGATGTACTTGGGCCGGCATCCAGGGGAGTTCTACTACACCCCTGTAACTGGATGCCCTCCTCGCGACCCGCGGGAACTGTACGGTGAGCAGGTTGTCCCGTTGGCCAAAAACCCGGAGGTGGTGAAGTGTAGCAATCGCGTACATGCAGAGATCCACGCCATCCAGCCCAAGGTGGCGGTGGCGTGTGGACAGGCAGCGGCCAAGAGCCTGATGCCCACGAAGGCCCCGAACGTGCAGAACACGGCGGGTTCATTGGTAGAAGCATATATGAAGGGTATGTACGTCGATTACCCAGTTCCCGTCATGTTGACGAACTCCCTACAGGACTTGTCCAAGACGGATCCATCCGATCCGACCAGTCCTTGGGACTCGACGTGCCAACACATTTGGTCTGCCGTCAGGTTGGCGGACCAACTAATCCGTATGGAGAAGCAAAATGGCTGATAAGATCGTTACTTTCGAGCGTGCCCGTCAAGACCTGATGGACCACATCAGCGACAATCCGCTGGTGTTCAACCGTTTCTTCGAACTTTCCGATCAGTACAACGCCAGCTTGGCGGAAGCGAAGGAACATGTGCGCAGCCAGGTTCCAGCCGGACCCCTCACGATGGGTCCGTTTCGCCGCAGCGGGGCTCCGCAATCGGTGGACTACCAGGCCGGCAAACTTCCGGATAGCGTCAAACTGATCCCCGGCGTCATCAAGAAGATCGACGCCGAGACGCTGGAGCGGTTGGTGATGGACGGCACGATCCCGGGCGATCAGGTGGCATCCGCCAAGACGATCGTGGAGGGTAGGCCCAAGGTGGACGGCCCCAAAGAGATCACGGTGAAGCTGTGAGCGGGCGTGTGTCGGTGGCGGCGGGTGACGCGTCACTCGTCGTCACGGTTACGCGGTCTTCAACCGATCCAAAGTCTCGTGAAGAGGCACAACAGGTCCACCGAATGGAATCGAGAAAGCAGGTGTTGGAAGCGTTGTTGACGGTGCCGGTCGAGCAGGCTGCCCGCGTCAACATGAGCGTGGCGACCAAGGTATCGGACGCCGCCTACTATGGGACGGGGACGTGGGACAAGATCCCGTACAGCGTGGAGGTCCACTCCAGTGTGAGTCTCCCCTGCACCCCCGATGAAGAGAGCATCAAGATGGCGCAGCAGGTTGCGTACGAACTGGTGTGGGAGGCTTCCCGCGACAGCATCGGCAAATCTCTGCTGGGCCACGACGAGGACATCCGAACCCGGCTGTACGCAGCCTACTTTGACAAGGAGTAGCGATGCGTCCGCTCAGCCTGTGCAGGATCGACGGGGTTGATGCGTACGCCATCACCGTCAACTCCCTGGGTGCCGTGTCGGCTGAGGTGGGGTTCATGTTGGAAGGTCGGCGCTTCGGGATGGCCCAGTTGTCAGGGCTGGAGGACCATCCCGAAGTGGCCGATCTGGCCAAACGCCTGATCGAAGCGATCGAGGGCGTGGTGGCCGGCAAGATGGGCTCGGCCGATCAGCCACTCTCGCCCCGGCGGGAGTATTTGGGTTCAGGAGGCACGGATATCTGAGGGTATTAGTGGCTAATAATTATGGAGGTGTTGCATGGCCAGTTGGGAACTTCAGTGTATGAGCGCGATCATCAAGGGCACAGAAGGTCGGCCAAACGATATGTTCGAGAAGGCCCGGGAGCGCGGCCTACGCTTCGAGGTGTTCGGTACGATGGACGGGCGCAACCTGTGGGCCAAGGTTGAGTCGCATTACACGCGACAGCACAACTTCGGCCACGTACCGAGCGAGCAGGAGATCCAGGAGACGATGCCGACCCTGGAGATGGTGAGCCCGGTCGAGAACTTCCAGGACCTGTGCCAGAAAGTGTTGGACGGTTGGTCCAGGCGCGAGGCCGATAAATACCTGCAGGAGTTCTTGGGGTCCGTCACTGAAGATGTGACGGGCGCCATCACGACCCTGTACGGCAAGATGGGGGAGCTACAGGAAAGGTCGCGCAGCAGCAATGACGTCCGGTACCGGGACGTCGCCAAGCAGCAGACCCTCGATGACCTGAACAAAGTGATCAAGGGGGCCGGCATGACGGGCATGCCGTTCCCGTGGGAACGCATGAACGTGGACACCGGAGGCATCCAGCCCGGCGACTTCATCATGGTGTGGGCGCTGCCCAAGTCCATGAAGACGTGGTTCGGGTTGATCGTGGCGGCTCACCTGTTCAATGCAGGCAAGCGTATCTTGGTCTACAGCAAGGAGATGCGGTGGGACGCGATCCGCACGCGCATCAACTGCCTGATCGCCAAGGTCGACTATGGGCTGTACCGCAAGGGGCAGATCTCTCCAGAGATGGAGGAGGCCATCAAGGAGGTGGTTAACCGCACGACGGATCCGGACTTTGGTGGGGAGCTGTACTTCACGGACGCGGACAGGCCGGACGGTAGCCCGGGCGGTCCGAACGATATCCGGCGCAAGATCGACCTGTATAAGCCCCACTTCGTGATGTTGGACTCCAGCTACATGTTGGAGATGCCGGACGCCAAGTCCAACGCTCTGGACTGGAAGGTCCTGTCGCTGGTCAGCCGGCAACTCAAACAGATCGCCAAGAGCACCAAGATCCCGATGCTCGCGATTCTGCAGGAAAATGAGCGTGCCGCCATGAAGTACACGAAGAGCCGGGGCACCGCCAGCATCGCCATGAACAGTGGCGCTGTCATGGACTGTGACCTGGGTCTTCGGTTGGTTCGTAACAAGCGGGTCAACGAGCTGTCCATCCACTATGCTGCTTGTCGCGAAACCGCTGCCAGCGGGTTCACGATCGCCGCCGTGCCGTGCGTCAACTTCGACTATGTGGGCGAGCACCTGCATGCGGTCGGTGACGACTCTGATGAGGATGCGGCCAAGCCCGTCTTACCGCCTCGCCAGGAGGCGGCCAAGCTGGAGAGCGCGGTCAACGAATGGCGCGCAAAGTACATGAAGGCGAAGAACGCTTCTCGTGATGAGGTCTCGGAGGATCTCGATGACGTGGAGGACGAATGACACGTGAGGAGGTGGTGCTGATCCTCAAGGAGAAGATCCGGTTTTCGGACGTCATGAACGCGTCCGATAACTTGTCGGCGTTCTGTCCATTCCACAAAGGTGGTCTGGAGAAGACGCCCGCCTTCTACGTGTATGTTGGCCCCTCTGGCCGGTTTCGTCAGACCGGGACCAGCTACTGCCACGTGTGTGGTGAGGGCTGGGCCTTGCCGGCGCTGCTGCGCAAGCTCGGGATGCCCAACAGCACGGTCGCCAACGTACAGCGATATTTGGAGTCGGTCAGACCGACTGCCCAAAAGAAGCAGGGGGTCTGCTTCGATGTCCCGGTTCTGCCAGAGGCAATCCTGGGCATGTTCGAGTTTTGCCCCGTCTCCTTGGTGAGGGCGGGCTTCTCAGAGGAGGTGCTGCAACGCTATGAGATTGGATTTGACCGCACGAGACGCCGGATCATCTTCCCGCTACGGGACCACCTGGGCAACTTGGTGGGGCTGTCAGGACGGACGGTTGTTGACGACTTTCCGCGGTACAAAATCTACAAGCAGGAGCTTGAAGAGGTCCACCCCCACTATGAGCTGCACAAGGGCAGGATCGTCTGGGGTCTCAACAAGTTCTATGAGGCCAGTCTCCACCATTCGGTGGAGCCGGTGGTCATCTGCGAGGGTTTCAAGGCAGCCATGTGGGTGGCCCAGGCGGGCTACCCCAATGTGGTTGCGCTGCTGGGCAAGTCCCTATCGCTCGAGCAACAGACCCTGCTGACAAGGGTGTCGAACCGGCTAGTGCTGTTCCTCGACAATGACGACGCAGGCAGGGACGCCACACGCGTTGTATCCCGACAACTCAGGGGTGTGGACGTCAGGGTAGGGAACTACGGGACGAGTGCTCCCGTGTCTCCGGACGATCTGTCTCCTGGGCAAGTAAAGGTCGCGATTGAAACCGCGGCATCACCCATAACTGTGAGGTTCCAAAAATGGCAAGCAGCAACGAGTCCTTCCGAGAGTTCTACAAGCGAGCATCCGCCCAGCGCGACGCCCTGATGAAGAGCCGTCCCAAGCCCGGCGGGATGGGAGGTGGCAGTGGCGGGGGGCGCGCACCCGACTGGGCCATGCGCATGAAGTATTTCAGCCCCGGCAAGACCCCGACCCGGATCCGCCTGATCCCGCAGAACCCCGAGCAACTGTGGTTCACCTACTACAGTAAGTGGATCAAGATCAACGACGCCAAGTCCGGCAGGTTGGTCAGTCGTAACGTCATCGGTAACTCGCACAACGGCCAACGGGAGGTCCCGGACCTCCTGTACTACTACGCCATCGAGAATCAGAAGACTGAGTTGATGGCCGGCGAGAGCAACGCCGTCACGGTGGTGGTGTTGGAGGACTACCACGAAGTCGAGAAGGGCAAGACCAGGGCCGGTAACCCGTACTACGAGTACGTCCGTTGCGCGGGCAAGAACCGGTTCGGTCAGTCTGTCTGTGAGCTCTGCAACCAGGGTGTCAAGAAGACGTTCGGCCGGCGTCTGCACTGGTCACTGTGGCCGTCGGCCCGAAAGGCGTTCGAGCAGCAGCTGGCCGACCTGCCTAACCGGTGTGTCTCCTGCAACAAGGGCATGGTCAGCGTGTATGGCTACAGCTGCCAGTCGTGTGGCGGCCAGCTGGCCAACCACTATGACCGGATGATTGACCCGGAGATCGAGTACAGCCTCCAGAACGAGGAGGTGGAGTGCCACCACTGCGGGAAGTCCGGGCGGGCTGGACACATGATCGAGTGTGTGGTCCGCCATGGCGAGGGCGATGAGGCCACCTTCTCGGAGGGCTGTGGGAAGCCCGTGCGCCCCGCGGCCGTGGAGAGCCCGTGGGACTACGATCTCACGATCGTGGAGGAGACGGTCGGTAAGGCGAGTCGCGTCGTCATCACCGGCTTCACACCCCAGCAGAGCTATCCTCAGTTGGACAAGGAGAATACCCAGCCCTTCAACTTCATCTTCTTCGACCGCATGACCATTGAGGATCAGGCCAGGGCGATGAACCGCCCGGTTCCTCGTGAGTGGGGTGACGAGAAGTCGGTCCAGCAGATGGTGGATCAGTACTTCATCGAGCGCGATGGCACCCATGTGACGGACCCGGACCAAGGTGACGTCGACTCAGTGCCCT